ATACAGAGACTCGTTCTTTGCAATCAGTAAATAATCCATATACAATGCATGAGACGATTTATTATGATGATAATGACCATCAAACGTTTGATGCAAGAAACTATGAGAATAAAATTGTAAAACTTGTAGTTAAAAAAAAGACAAACGAAAAAAAATTTGATAAATTTATTGATAAACTTTATCTAACAAATATTGCTGAATTAAAAATTGTAGAATCTTTTGCGGATTCCACAAATCTTAATGAGGAATATGATTTTGAATCGGAGGATACTGTATCTATTTTGAATAAGTATGTTGACGATTCTGAAGACTCAATAAATAAAGCGTCTATAAAAAGAATTATTCAGCAAGTATATAAACAAGCTTGTGAGATAGTCTAGTATGTACATTCTTACTTTAGAAGGTAGAGAAGAGCAAGGTGCTTATTCTGTAACTAATCAAAAAGGACAACAAATTCTTTACCTCTTTGAAGAAGAAGATGATGCCGTAAGATTTGCAATGATGTTGGAAGAAGAAGATTATCCACCAATGACTGTAATTGAAATCGATGATGATTTGATTATAAAAACATGCGAAGTTAATCGCTATGAGTATGCAATTATTACTGAAAATGACATTGTAATTCCTCCAGAACAAAATGATATTATTTGAAAAAATTCGCTACAAAAACTTTTTAAGCACAGGTAATCAATTTACCGAAATTGACTTGGCGAAGTCACCAACTACTTTAATCATTGGTAACAATGGATCTGGGAAAAGTACGATCCTTGATGCATTGACTTTTTCATTATTTGGTAAATCTTTTAGAGGAGTTAACAAACCACAATTGATCAATTCTGTAAATGAAAAAGATTGTGTTGTTGAAATTGAATTTAAAATAGGATCTAATAGTTGGAAAGTTGTTAGAGGACTTAAACCAACAATCTTTGAAATTTATAAAAACGGCGAACTTTTAAATCAAGAATCTGCTAGTAAGGATCAGCAAACTTGGTTAGAGGGAATTGTTTTGAAAATGAACTATAAGTCATTTACTCAAATTGTTATTTTGGGTAGTAGTAACTTTGTTCCTTTTATGCAATTAGCAGCAGCTACTAGAAGAGAAGTCATTGAAGATCTTTTAGATATTAAAATCTTTTCTTCAATGAACTCTGTATTAAAAGATCGAGTTAAAACTTGTAGAGATGAAATTAAAAATTTAGAATATAAAAGAGAGTCTATTCAAGACAAACTTAACATGCAACAAAGTTTTATTGAACAGATTGAAAATATTGGAAAAAAAGATATTCAAAATAAAAATCAAGTAATTAAAAATATAAGACAAGAAAATGAAAAGTTACTAGTTGATTCTCTTTCTTTGGAAGATACGTTAGTTCAAAAACAAGAACAATTAGTAGATTTTTCTGGTGCAACTGATAAACTTCGTAAACTTGGTAATCTAAAGGGAAAACTATCTCAAAAAATTACAACAGTAATTGAAGACCACAAGTTTTTTACTAACAATACGGTTTGCCCAACTTGCACTCAATCTATTGAAGAAGATTTTAGAATAAATAAAATTAGTGACGCCCAAAATAGAGCAAAAGAGTTGCAGTCTGGTTATAAAGAACTAGAGGAGGCAATTAAAGAGGAGGAAGATCGAGAGCGTCACTTTACTTCACTATCTAAAGAGGTAACTAACCTAACGCATGAAATTTCTCAAATCAATACTAAGATCTCTGGATACCAAAGACAAATCGGAGATCTTGAACAAGAAATTCAAACTATTACCGATCAACTTAAAAACAGAAATACTGAACACGAAAAGTTAAAGGAATTAGAAGATCAATACGAAGAATTGCGTAAAGAGACTGATTCTAAAAAAGATCTTCTAATTAACTATAATTTTGTATCTGATTTACTGAAAGATGGTGGAGTAAAAACTCAAATCATTAAAAAGTATCTACCTGTAATTAATACTCAGGTAAACAAATACTTACAAATGATGGAGTTCTTTATTAATTTTAAACTTGATGAAGAATTTAATGAGTCAATTGAATCTCCGATTCATGATGATTTTTCTTACACTTCTTTTAGTGAAGGTGAAAGAATGCGTATTGACTTAGCACTTCTTTTTACTTGGAGAGAAATTGCAAAACTCAAAAATTCTTTGAACTGTAATTTAATTATATTTGATGAAACATTTGACTCTTCTCTAGATACATTTGGAACTGATGAGTTTATGAAAATTATTCGTTATGTAATTAAGGATGCAAATACTTTTGTTATCTCACATAAAGAAGGAATGCGAGATAAGTTTGCTGAAGTTTTAAAATTTGAAAAAATTAAAGGATTTAGTAAGGTATCATCATGAAGGTTTTAGTCACTGGACATAGAGGATTTATTGGAAGAAATGTATTCGCTGATTGGCAAACCACCCACAATCATTTGGTTGTGGGAATGGATTTTCCGTATGATATTGATAATTTTGTTGGTGATGATTATGATTTGATTATTCATTTGGCAGCATTTGCAAATATCAGAGAAAGTCTAGAGAATCCTCAAAAGTTTTATGAGAATAATGTAGTAAAGTCTAAAAAGATATTCGACTGGTGTAGAGAGACAAATACTAGACTTTTATATGCTTCCTCTAGTGCTGTAGAGGAAGATTATTGGGAGAATCCTTATGCTATGACAAAGTGGATTAATGAACAAATGGCACCACCCAACTCTGTTGGGATGAGATTTACCACTGTTTATGGTCCAGACAGTCGTCCAGATATGATGTATAGGATGCTTGAAGATAAAACTGCAACCTACGTAACCAATCATAAAAGAGATTGGATTCATGTTAATGATGTGTGTCGAGCAATTCGTTATCTTGCTAGTAGTGAAATCTGTGGACCAGTTCCTGTTGGATCTGGTAAATCTGTCTATGTTAAAGATCTTGCAGAGAAGATGGGGATGGGTCACTTGCCAGTTAAAGAACTGACCCCAGGTGAAAGACAAGATAATGTGGCAGATACTATAATCCTAACTAGTATTGGATGGTTCCCAACCATTAACGTTCTGGACACGATCAATGAACACCCCAAATTGGCAACATCATAGTAAAAAAGAACAAAAGCGGAAACTTAAACCGCAAGCACTTCGACAAGCAAAGGCACGACTGAGCCACTTCAAAAAGCAGCACATGACCTCCCCCAAAAAGGGAGGTTCTTCTGTAGTATACGTTCACACGATTCAAATCAAATGACTGTCCGCCACGAAATCAAGTCTCAACTCGCTAAACTGCTTGCTACCGAAGACCTTGTGGTTGAGCACAAGAAGGTAGAGACTGCTTGCTTTAATGTCCACACTCGTGTCCTTACTCTTCCTATGTGGGAGAAGGCAAGCAACACTGTGTACGACCTTCTGGTTGGTCACGAGGTCGGTCACGCTCTCTATACCCCCGATGAGGATTGGTTGAAGGAGCACAAGATTCCCCCGCAGTTTGTGAATGTGGTGGAAGATGCTCGTATTGAGAAACTGATGAAGCGTCGTTATGCTGGTCTTGCCAAGACCTTCTACAACGGTTATAAGGAACTTGCTGATGATGATTTCTTCCAACTTAATGACGACAATCTGGAAACCTATAATCTTGCTGACCGCGCAAATCTGTGGTTCAAGATTGGTAACTATGTGGACATTCCTGTTGAGCGTGGCGAAGAGACTGAAATCATCAACTTGATTGCGGATACCGAGACCTTTGCTGATGTTCTGATTGCAGCAGAAGCACTTTATAAGTATTGCAAGCAAAAGCAGCAAGAAGAAACCAAGACTCAAATTGACAGTCTTGAATCTCAATCTTCTGGTGCAAGTCAACAACCTGCCTCTGACTTCTCTGATCAGCAGGAAGGTGAGAATAATCAAGAACAGCAAGATACTTCTGAATCTCCTGCATCTAGTGAAACTAAGCAAGAGAAGCAACCTAAGAATTCTCCTCAGGGTGGTGAAGAATTTGAACCTGAAGTGAAGACGATGGATAATCTTGAGGAAGCTCTTAAGGAACTTGTAGAAAATTCGTCATTTGAAAATATTTACTTGGAACTACCTGAGTTGGATCTTGACCGAATTATTGTTCCTAATTCTGAGATTCATTCAAAATGTAATGATACTTGGAAAGAATTAATTGAAGATGTTAATCTTCGTGGGAATTCTGTTTTTGGTGAAGTTGATAAACGATATCAAGAATTTAAAAAGTCTGCTCAAAAAGAAGTTACTTATCTTGTCAAAGAATTTGAATGTCGTAAAGCAGCAGATTCTTATTCTAGGTCTTCAGTCGCTCGCACTGGTGTTCTAGACTGTTCTAAACTTCATACATATAAGTATAATGAAGATCTTTTTAGAAAAGTAACCACTCTTGCTGAGGGTAAAAATCATGGATTGGTTTTTATTCTGGATTGGTCTGGTTCAATGTCCGATGTAATGGTAGATACTATTAAGCAGTTGTTTAACTTGATCTGGTTCTGTAAAAAGGTTGCAATTCCTTTTGAGGTCTATGCGTTCACCACTGATTATCCTTTGGTCAAATATGAACCAGACGGGAAAGCAAATCTTCGTATGCTATCTTATAAAAAACGTGATGGTCTCATTCAAGTGGGAGAGTGGTTCTCTTTGATGAATATTCTGACTAGTAAAACAAATACGAAGGTTTTGGAAGAACAAATGAAAAATATCTTCCGAATTGCACATTGTTTTGACCGTCATTTTTATTGTGGATATAGTATTCCTCCTGGTCTCAGTCTCTCTGGAACCCCATTGAATGAATCTTTGATTGCTTTGCATCAGATTCTTCCTAAATTTCAGAAGGAAAATAAACTTCAAAAAGTTCAGTGTGTGGTTCTTACTGATGGGGAGGCTTGTAATATTGTTTATCATCGTGAAGTAAAGCGTCATTGGGAAGACAACTCGTATTTGGGCACTGCTCATATTGGTCCTAATGCTTATCTGCGAGATCGTAAAACAGGTCATACCTATGCTTTTGATGGTAACTATCATATGATTACCGAAGTTCTACTTCAAAATCTTAGAGACAAGTTTTCTAACATTAATTTTATTGGTATTCGTATTCTTGAACCGAGGGATGCTGGAAACTTTATCCGTCGTTACTATGGTTGGTATGGTGATGAGTTGGATAAGATGATGAGCGTTTGGAAAAAAGAAAAAGCATTTACGATCAAGAGATCTGGATATCATTCATATTTTGGTCTCTCTGCTACTGCTCTTGCACAAGGATCTGAATTTTCCATTGAAGGGGATGCAACCAAATCTCAAATTAAAAGTGCTTTTGTTAAAAGTCTTAAAACTAAAAAAATGAATAAAAAAATTCTTAATGAGTTCATTGATCTGGTAGCCAAATGAATTTAAAACATGTAGTTAAAGAAGAAACCAAAGAAGTATTGGTTGTGTGTGATAGTGCAATCACTGCTATGGGAGTTGGTGCCTGGGTAAAAAAATATTATCCAGGATATACTCCTAAAATAATTTCTAAACAAACTTTTGAAGGACTGGGACAATCCTAGAACCGTCTACTGACAACTCTTCTTTGTCCAAAGTCCTTGTATAATTACTTTGTTGAAACAAACCACCTAACTAAATTATGCCTCGCAAACTTGCTTTGAAAGACGAACAACTGATTGCTTCCATTCAAGAACTTTATGGTTCTGAAATTACTTCTGGTGATCTTAGGGGTTTTTGTGCTTCTCGCGGTTTGAATTATCAGACTGTGACTCGTCGCCTTGAACAATATAAGTCTGCTCGTGGTCGCTGGAATCTTGAAGTGACTCAGGAGCGAGTTGAAGAGATTGAGCGCACCTTCCAATCACCTGCTGCTCTTCCTGCTATCGAACAAAATCTTATTCCCGACAAAGATGATACCTTCGTCCAGTTTGGTAATTTTAAAGATGTTAAGCGTATTATTCAATCCAATCTTTTTTATCCGACGTTTATTACGGGTTTGTCGGGTAACGGTAAAACGTTCAGTGTGGAGCAAGCTTGTGCTCAACTCAAGCGTGAACTCATTCGGGTAAACATTACGATTGAAACTGATGAAGATGACCTTATTGGCGGTTTCCGTCTTGTTGATGGTGCCACTGTTTGGCACAACGGTCCAGTTATTGAAGCCCTTGAGCGAGGAGCGATCCTGCTACTTGACGAGGTTGACCTTGCCTCCAACAAAATCCTTTGTCTACAATCCGTGCTAGAAGGTAAGGGTGTGTTCCTGAAAAAGATCGGTCGTTTCGTAAAACCTGCTGCTGGTTTCAACGTGATTGCCACTGCTAACACCAAAGGTAAGGGTTCTGATGATGGTCGCTTCATCGGCACCAATGTGCTCAACGAAGCATTCCTTGAACGCTTCCCTGTGACCTTTGAGCAGTCCTATCCTGCTCCTGCTACTGAGCAAAAGATTCTGGAAGGTATTGCTCTGGACCTTGGTGTGGAAGACCGTGACTTCTGCAAGCGTCTGGTGGACTGGGCGGATATTATCCGCAAGACCTTTTACGATGGTGGTATTGATGAAATCATCAGCACCCGTCGCCTGGTTCATATCATCCGCGCCTATAGCATCTTCCAAGACAAGGCAAAGGCAATCCAAGTGTGTGTTAATCGTTTTGACGATGAAACCAAACAGTCCTTCCTGGAACTGTATGACAAGGTTGATGCTGACTTCAAGATGCCTACGGGGGTATCAAATGAAGTTCTTCCTAATATTGACGAACCCAGTCCTTTCTGATATAATTGGGGGAGGTCAATATGCCTCCCTTTTGTACTTTAGTATGAATTAAAAAATGTCTAAAACTTATGATGAAGGACTTCTTGATTTGTCCTCTTTTGCGACTGCAGTAAATCAAGACTTTTGGGAAGAAGATGGAATTAGTTTGGTTGGTAATCCATTTGCATCTCCAGGTTCTTCTGATACAATTAACTTCTCTACTTCTTATGTTGGTAGTAGAGTTCAGGGTGGTTCTTACGATGACAAAGTTGAATTTAAATTGACAATGGACAACACGAACGGATTCTGGAAGTATGAGGAAGATAAGACTCTGAAAGAGGTAGAGCAGTATCTCTCTAGCACCTATCATTCTCATTACACTTCCGAAACATCTAAAACCCAAACTCTTGATTTGATTGAGAGTATTGGAGATGCAGAAGCATTCACTCGTTCCAATGCTATCAAGTATCTCTCTCGTTTTGGTAAGAAAAATGGTAAGTCAAAGCAAGACATTCTAAAGGCAATTCACTATTGCGTTCTTCTTTATCACTTTGCTGGTCTTCATAATGAAAATAAGGGAACCTATGAAACTTTCTGATAAAACTCTCAATCTTCTTAAGAACTTTTCTAACATTAATCAATCTATCCTTTTTAAAAAAGGTAGAAAACTTCGTACCATCAGTGTTATGAAGAACATTCTTGCTGAAGCGGATATTACCGAAGAGATTCCTAAAGACTTTGGAATCTATGATCTCAACCAATTCTTGAATGGACTAGATCTTCATAAAGATCCTGCTCTTGATTTTGCTAATGACAGTTATGTTGTGATTCGTGAAGGTAAAACTCGATCCAATTACTTCTTTGCTGATCCGAATGTAATCATTACTCCTCCAGAAAAAGAACTTATTCTTCCTTCTGAAGATGTATCATTTAGTATTACTTCTGATCAACTGACTCGTCTTATCAAAGCTGCAAATATCTTCCAACTTCCAGACTTGTCCGTTATTGGTGAAGCAGGTGTTGTAAAGATTGTAGTTCGTGACAAAAAGAACGATACCTCTAATGACTTTCAAGTTATTGTTGGTGAGACTGAACTTAACTTCTGCTTTAACTTTAAGGTAGAAAACATTAAGATCATTCCTGGAAACTATCAGGTCAGTATCTCAAGTAAACTTTTGTCACGCTTTGACAGTAAAGACTATGACCTGAAGTATTATATTGCTCTGGAACCTGATTCAACATTCAAATGAACATTTTTGTAACCTCTCCTTGGCCTGCTGAAAGTGCTGTCTGTCTTCCTGACAAACACATTGTCAAAATGCCATTAGAGTGCTGTCAGATGCTCTCTATCGTGGCATCTGACAAATGGGGACATGGATACGGAACTCTTCCAAAGTCTGATGGAACGCCATATAAGACAGAGAAAGGAGCATTCCGCAATCATCCATGCACCAAATGGGCAATGGAAACGATCCATAATGCCTATTGGTTAATCAAGTGGGGTCTTAACTTGTCAGATGAGTATGCCCTTCGTTACAATAAGATTCACTCTTGCTATAAAACACTTGTGGATGCTTATTATCTCTTTCCTAAGGGGAAGGTTACTGAAGTAACATCGTTTGCGAGAGCAATGCCAGATGAGTATAAACTTGACACAAGCATTGACACTTTTACTGCTTACAAGATGTATATCGCATCCAAACCTTGGGTTGCATCTAATTATCTTCGTATGCCAGAACGAAAACCTGAATGGGTATAATCATGTCAAGTACTGATAAATTTATTCACCCACAATATCCAAGACTTAGTTGGTTAAGAATTGTTGGTAATTCTTTTTTTATTTTCGGATATGCAGTAATTCTATTTAATAGTGTTCAATTTGGAATTTATTTTCGATTATTTGGTAATCTTTTGTCTTTCCCCTATTTTTATCGAGTAAGAATGTGGGATATGATGACTATTCGCAGTTTTTTTGCTATTATTGAATTGGTTAAGTTAATTCAGATTTTGTTTTTTTAATTATGAGTCGTGATGAATTTTTGTGGGTTGAGAAGTATCGACCCAAAACAATTGAAGATTGTATTCTCCCAGAGGGAATTAAAAAAACATTTAAAGATTTTCTAAATAAAGGTGAAGTGCCTAATTTACTTCTTGCTGGACCTGCTGGATGCGGCAAGACAACAGTAGCAAAAGCACTCTGTAATGAACTTGGGGTAGATGTTTATGTCATCAATGGATCCGATGAGGGTAGATTCCTCGATACTGTCCGAAACAATGCGAAGAACTTCGCTTCGACCGTCTCACTTTCGTCAACTGCTAAACACAAAGTCATCCTCATTGATGAGGCAGATAACACAACCAACGATGTACAACTCCTCCTACGGGCGTCTATTGAGGAATTTGCTAACAACTGCCGATTCATCTTCACCTGTAACTACAAAAACAAAATCATCGAACCCCTCCACTCACGATGTGCCGTTGTGGAGTTTGGAATCAAGTCAAAAGAAAAACCAAAACTTGCTGCGTCATTTTTTACAAGACTTCAAGATATTCTTCAAAAAGAATCTATCCAATATGATCAAAAAGTATTGATTGAATTGGTTAATAAACACTTCCCAGATTGGAGGAGAGTTCTTAATGAGTGCCAACGCTACGCTGTTGGTGGAAAGATTGACACAGGAATTCTTGCATCATTCTCTGATACTAATGTCAATGAACTTATTAAAAATCTCAAAACTAAAAACTTTACTGAAGTCCGAAAGTGGGTGGTCGGGAACTTGGACAACGATGCTAGTAGTTTACTTCGCAGGGTTTATGACACCGCTATTGATGATCTTTCACCAGCATCTATCCCTGCTGCCGTTCTTGTTATTGCTAAGTATCAATACCAATGTGCGTTCGTGGCTGACCAAGAAATAAATCTCCTTGCAGCATTGACTGAACTTATGGTGGAGTGTGAATTCAAATGAAAAACAAACATAATCAAGTAAAATCTAAATGGTATTATATTTTTTGGGGATCAATGGCAGTTGCCGTTGTTACTGGTCAGGTGTATATTGGTCTAGGTTATAAAGAAATGGCAAATGCCTTTAAATCAATTCAAATTCATGTAGGATGTTCACAATGAATGTAAAACTTATTAGACTGAATAGCGGTGAAGATGTTATCGCTGATTTGATTAGTCAATCTGATGAAGACCTTGTTATCTCAAATCCAATCGTTGCTGTTCCTTCTGGTAGGGGTGAACTGGGATTTGCACCATGGTCGCCTCTTCTCAGTAAAGATGTAAAAGAGATTACGATTAATAGGCATTACATCGTTTACATTTCTGAGACTCAAGATCAAATTGTTGAACAATACAATCAAATCTTTAGTCCTATTATCACACCTAACAAACAACTGTCCCTTTGATTTTTTTTATTTTATTATGAGTATTGATTTTTCTCGCGTTAATTTTGAAAGATTTTTTGGATGGGTAAATGCATCCAATACAAAACAAATGAAAAGTTCCTCCTTTAGGGGACTTCGCGCCCACTATACTGAGAAATCTTTTTGTAAGTGGTCTGATGATCAATTGACCCATGTGGGACTTTTTGATAATGGTAGAGATTTTATTATAAAAGAAACTGGCGAATCTGTTGAAATGAAAAGTCAACTTAGCATGTTTAAGACAAAGAAAGGTTATCATGGCGACTGCAAATCATTTGTACTGAAAAATTTTCATCCTTCTAACAAAGACAGGAAAAACTGGAAGAAAGAAGATTTAATTAAAACATTTGATTACTTGCTTTTAATTGATACGAAATCCATGTCTGTGGGTTATACTACCTGGGATAAAGTTTACGAATGTGTCGATGAGACTGCAAATGATCCCAAATGTATATTGAAGAAGGGTGATTATACTTTAATTGTTGACAACGTTACTCCTGCCGAAAAAGATTGTGATGTTGATGGTATGTTTTCTTCGATTGAGGAGCATCTTTGATGAAATCTCTTAAGACGCCTTTGAGGTATCCAGGTGGTAAGTCCCGTGCTTGCGTCAAGATGGATCCTTACTTTCCTGACCTTCGCAACTATGATGAATTCCGTGAACCATTTCTTGGGGGAGGAAGTGTTGCGATTTATATCACAAAAAAATATCCTTACCTAGATATTTGGGTGAACGATTTGTATGAACCCCTAGTAAATTTCTGGCAGCAACTCCAGATGTTTGGATATGAGATAAAAAGTGAACTTGTTGATCTGAAGAAAGCAAATAATACTCCAGACAAAGCAAGAGAACTTTTCCTCCAATCAAAGGAACGGATCAATGACAAAACCGTGTCAAATTTTGATCGTGCTGTGGATTTCTATGTTGTCAATAAATGTTCTTTTTCTGGTCTCACAGAGAGTTCATCATTTTCAGAACAAGCCTCCAATGCCAACTTTAGTTTGCGGGGCATCGAAAAATTGCCTGCGTATTCTGAATTAATCGCAAATTGGCGTATAACTAATTACTCCTACGATTATCTAATGGATGGAAACATGGGTGCTTTTATGTATCTCGATCCTCCTTATGATATTAAGGATAATCTCTATGGGCGTAAGGGATCAATGCACAAAGGATTTGATCACGATAAGTTTGCTGCTGACTGCGATGCTAATCCTATGGACCAAATGATTAGTTATAATTCGGATCAATTAGTAAAAGAAAGATTTAAAGGTTGGTTTGCAGCAGAATTTGATTTGACTTATACAATGCGTTCTGTTGGTGAATATATGCGTGAGCAAAAAACTAGAAAAGAATTGCTTTTGATGAATTATGAAATGTCAGGTAACCTTGTATAAGGCAGGAACTGTCTTTAAGGAAGAGGTGATTGCAAAGGATTATCAAGATGCGAGACAAGTTGCTCTTGCTCGTAATCCTGGTGCAAAAGTTGTTAGTGTAACGTTTGTATTTTAATAGGAGAATTGTTATGTTTAGTTATGACTATAGATTTACCCCACATATTAATCCTGGAATAATCGAATTTAAACTATACAAATACCATATGGATTTGTTGTGGTCGTATATTAAAAAATCCACAGTCAATGATGGTTGGGAAATTGATAAAGATAATAATGTTGTTAAAAGAGGACCTTATCAACAATGGTCTCTTTATGATACAACTAGACTTTTTGAGAATGAAGTATTAGTCCCTGCAGTTAATGCTTATATTGAACGTTGGGGATTTCCAATGACATGTAAATCTACACATTATCCAGTTCCTCGCCTTCATAGATTTTGGACTAGAATTTCAAAAGCTGGGGAGTATCAACCAATGCACTTTCATCAGTCTATTTGGAGTTTTATTATTTGGATGAAAATACCTTTTGAGCATCAAGATGAACAAACAGAAGAACTTACAGAGTTATATCCAGAATCTGGAAATATGACCATCTGTTATCTTGATTCTATTGGAAGACTTGCAAAACAACCCTTTAGGTTAGGTAAAGAATATGAAGGAACTATGCTTTTGTTTCCTGGAGATTTTAATCACATAGTTTATCCATTTCATACCAGTGATGAATATAGAATTAGTATTGCGGGGGATATTTCAGTTGATAGTATGCAAACTGCTGAACCGCTACCTGTAAATAGTTCTGGTGATTTTAAATATAGTAATTTTTACGATAATAATGAGGAAGTTTGAATGACTTACGAATATAGTTACACTGATCACATCAATCCTGGAATACTTAGTTTTAAACTAAGTAAGGAAGATATGGATATGATTTGGGGTTATATTAAAAAATCTGCATATAAAGGATGGACATTTGATGAGAATAATAAAGTCATTACAAATGCAAAACATCAACAGTGGTCTCTATATGATACCACTAGAAAATTTGAACATGAAATTTTAATTCCTGCAGTAAATTCATATGTTGATAAGTGGGGATACCCAATTAATATAAAAAATACACATTGGCCTATTCCAGAATTTAATAGATTTTGGTGTAGATTTTCAAATTCTAGTGAATATCAAAGTCTTCATGATCACCAAGCTGTTTGGAGTTTTGTAATTTGGATGAATATTCCAACCTCTTGGGAAGACGAGCAAGAAGGAAAACTTGGAGAATCTCATCCATGTGCATCTAATTTTTGTTTTTGTTATACTGATTCTGTTGGTCGTATAAGACAACAAACCTATAAATTAGATAGAAGTGGTGAAGGAACCATGCTACTTTTTCCAAGTGACTTTTTACACCAAGTATATCCTCATTTTACATCTAAAGAGTTTAGAGTAAGTGTCGCTGGCGATGTTGCAATATCTAGCATGATGCATTTGGAACAAATTCCAACCATGACCCCAGCAGACCTTGAAGCAAGAAACTTTATTGATATTGTGCGAGATGACTGAATTAAAAGATTGGTTGAATTCAATTAATAATACAAAAGATAATTTAGTGTCTGATGATCCAACTTTAATTAAAAGTTATCCACCCTATATTATTAATAGGTGTTTATCATCACATATTGATGCGATCCTCTTTGCGAATGAGATGAATAAAAATCATCACCTTGATAAAGAACTGCAATATTCTTTTTATCTAAATAGTTTGAGGAAAAAGAAGAGATTCTCTCCTTGGCTCCGAAAGGATAAAGTTAACGACCTTGATATTGTAAAACAATACTATAATTATAGTAATGACAAAGCAATGCAAGCACTGAAGATTTTATCTAGAGAACAACTGGATTTTATTAAACAAAGACTTGATACTGGTGGAACAAACAAATGACTAATAATACTATTGAACCTCAGGTTAATTGGACACCTAATATGATGGTGGAGGTCGTTCTAAATGAACCTGATGATTTTCTTAAAGTTCGTGAAACTTTAACTCGCATCGGAGTTGCATCGCGCAAGGAAAAAAAACTCTATCAATCTTGCCACATTCTTCACAAGCAAGGTAGATATTATATTACTCACTTTAAAGAACTGTTTGCTCTGGATGGTAAACATGCAAATCTTACTGTGAATGATATTCAGAGAAGAAATAGAATTGCAAGACTTCTTTCAGACTGGGGTCTGATTAGTGTTGTGAATGGAGATTCTATTAGCGACATCGCACCTTTGAATCAAATTAAAGTTCTCTCTTACAAGGACAAGGGGGATTGGATCTTAGAGCAAAAATATAATATTGGATCTAAGAAAAAACCATCTGTCGATGAATGATTCTGGAGGGGTTGACACCCCTCTTTTTTTGTGGTATGATAAATGAATCGATATAAAACTTTTGTTTAAATGTCGATAAAAAGCAAACTTGCTATTTTTCAATCATGTCTCAAATCATTTCTTTTTACACGAATAGTGTAACAAATTGGAGTGCAGTGCTATCTAACTCCACCTTTAAATCTCTAGAACCTCCAGTATTTGCTTGTGCAGATTATATCCAGATTGAAGTAAAAAACTGGATTGATCTTAATATTCAACAACCAACAAACAAAGCACGATCTGGCGGTGTTGATACAAATAACATTAATGGACTAATTCCCGAACTTCAGTCTGGATATCGTGTTACGGAACTTCCACCAATTTTAATGATTCTTCCAAATGGAGATCAAGAAGTTTGGGATGGATACAATCGGTATAACGCATGTTATGAACTTGGAATTCCTGACTATCCGTTTTTAGTTTATCGTTTAAAAGAAGATTGGGTAACTTCTTTGGAAGATGCCTATGATATTGTCGCTCTTGGTGCTAATAATCATAGAGTAGCGAAACGTCATACAATTAACGATTTTGTGAATCGTGGTGTTTGTTATTGCAAGCGTCATGGTAGTAACCTTTCAAAAAATGAAATCAAAACCTGGGTGGATTCTATCAGCAATACATTTACACCTAAGCAAATAAGTGATATTGTTGACAAAGTTTATCAACAAACTACTATTGCTGTGAACATTGCTCCATATGTTCACCCTAAAAATGCTCAACAAAAAGTATCTGAAATTGTTCAGACTGGATCTTCTATAAACCCAGTAATTATTTGTTGTAAAGAAGATACTTATATTGAACGCGGATTTCTTCAGATTATGAAAAATCTCGTTGAAAATGGTATTTCCGAAACTGATGTTGTAACTTACACCAAAGGATGTGAAACTGCGGAAGAAGTGGTAAAGCAACGTCAATCGGCCGTTGAATACTTAAAAAAACTCGATGCACTTGTTATACAGTATGTTACAAAAAGATTTACTTCACAATTGCCATCTTATACAATTTCAGGATCTCTTCCACAACTTATTGGAATCGAAGATCCTCAATCTTTAGTTAATTCTGAAAATGAGTAAAACCGAATAAAAAGGTGCGGGGAATAACACCCCGCTTTTTTATGCTTTCTTGTATAATTAATAATGGATGCCGAAAGGGTCCACAAAACACAAACTCGCTTTTAAAGGAGCTACCATAATGACTAACCTTGCAACCTCACGGTTTACAACTGCGGATCTTCCTGCCTTGATGGATAGGATTACTCGCAATAGTATTGGAATGGATGAATATCTTGATCGATTTTTTAATATCCATGAAACAACTTCAAATTATCCCCCATATAATCTTGTTCAAGTTAGTAACGTAGAATCACGACTTGAACTTGCACTTGCTGGATTTAAAAAGGAGGAAGTACATGTATACACAGAGTATGGAAAACTTTTTGTCGAAGGGCAAAGGGAAGACAAGGAATCTGATACCAACTACGTCCATAAGGGACTGGCGCAACGATCCTTCAAAAGGGCATGGGCACTATCCGACGACACGGAAGTGCGGGAAGTGGCATTTGAGGATGGACTGTTAACAGTTAGACTTGGTAAGATTGTTCCTGAACATCATACTCGTAAAGATTATCTATAAATATAATTGAATATCGTCGGCGCAAGGGTGGGGTCTGGCAAATATCAGATCTTGCCCCATTTTCTTTTTTGTGCTAATATTTAAATAAAGTTTTATCAAAATTATGGCAATTAAATTAGCTGTTGTAAAAACAGGAGAACAGATTGTTACCAAAGTTGAGGAAATGCTTCTTGAAGATAAAGTAGTTGGATACTTCTTTATCAAACCTTGTTTGGTTGAAACCAGTGATCCAAAAGTTAATGAGGAAACTGGTAAGGCATCCTTTGACATTAAATTGAGTCCATGGATTCCACTGGGCAAGGGGATTAGATTCCCAGTTCCTCTTGACTGGATCGTTACTTTTATTGATCCAGTGGATGAACTGTATAAAATGTATACTGTAGATATTCTTAGAGAAACTGAAGAAACTCAAGAACAATCTATTATTTTAACCGATTCATGTGAGGATTGCTGATATGGCAAAAGATGCAAAGGTAATTATTTTCCAATCTGGAGGAACTTTAATTTCTCAAATTGAAGAACTAGAATCTGCAGATCTTGGAGAACCAGATTGCAAACTTATAGAACCATTTAATATTGTTTCTGATGGAACGTTGCAACCTTGGTTAGGAGAACTGACCAAGCAGAATGAGTTCATAATTCATTCCGACAAAATCTTGACGATTGCCGAACCCAATGCTAGAATCAAAGAACTATATGAAAGCTTGACTAAGTAATGAGGTTTTATACCAACGTCCAAATGGTCGGGGATCAATTTCTCGTAAGAGGATATGAAGATGGAAAACACTTCATGACTCGTGAGAAGTTCACCCCGACCCTTTTTGTTACTGCAAATAAAAAAACAAATTATAAAACTTTATCTGGGGAATATGTAGATGCTATTAAACCTGGATTTGTAAGAGAATGTAGGGAGTTCATAAAAAAATATGAAGGTGTAGATGGATTTAAAGTCTACGGGAATGAAAGATATATCTACCAATACATATCAGACAAGTATCCACAATCTGAAATTAAATTTGATATTAGTAAAATTAAACTGTTTACGATTGATATTGAGGTTGCATCTGAGAACGGATTTCCAGATGTAGAAAATGCAGCAGAAGAAGTTTTACTTATCACAATTCAAGATTATACAACAAAAGAGATCATCACCTGGGGTCAAGGACCATTTAAGTTGAATAAGGGTAATCTTTATTACAAGAGATTTAATAATGAATATGATCTTTTGAACGACTTTATCAATTGGTGGATGGAAAATACTCCAGAAGTTATTACTGGATGGAATAGTAAGTTGTATGACATTCCATATATTGTCCGTCGATTAGATAGAGTCCTTGGTGAGAAGTTGATGAAGAGATTGTCTCCTTGGGGACTGGTAACAGAACAAGAGATTTTTGTCACTGGAAGAAAACAAATATCTTATGATATTGGTGGAATCTCTCAGTTAGATTATCTGGATTTGTATAAGAAGTTTACTTACACCAACCAAGAGTCTTATCGTCTTGACCATATTGCAAGTGTGGAACTTGGGCAGAAAAAACTAGACCACTCTGAGTTTGATACTTTTAAAGACTTTTACACTAAAGGTTGGCAAAAGTTTGTAGAATACAACATCGTTGACGTGGAACTTGTTGACCGTTTGGAAGACAAGATGAAACTGATTGAACTTGCTCTTACAATGGCATATGACGCCAAAGTGAACTATGAGGATGTGTTCTATCAAGTTAGGATGTGGGATACAATTATCTTTAATTATTTGAAGGAGAGGAATATTGTGATTCCTCCCAAAGAACGTTCAGGTAAGGACTCCAAGTATGCTGGAGCATATGTAAAAGAACCTATTCCTGGAAAGTATGATTGGGTGGTAAGTTTTGACTTGAATTCTCTATATCCTCACCTCATTATGCAATACAACATCTCACCAGAAACTCTTCTGGAAGAGAAACATCCAAACGTAACTGTTGATAAAATTTTAAATCAAGACATTACTTTTGAATTGTATAAAGATAAAGCGGTTTGTGCTAACGGAGCAATGTTCCGTAAGGATGTGCGAGGATTTCTCCCAGAACTGATGGAGAAGATTTATAAAGATCGAACCATCTACAAAAAGAAGATGCTTGAAGCAAAGCAAGAGTATGAAAAGAAAAAGACAAAAGAATTGGAAAAGGAGATTGCTCGATGTAACAACATTCAAATGGCAAGGAAGATTCAACTTAACTCTGCCTATGGTGCTATTGGTAATCAGTATTTTCGCTATTACAAACTAGCAAATGCTGAAGCAATTACATTATCTGGTCAGGTATCGATCCGCTGGATTGAAAACAAAATGAATTCTTATCTTAATAAACTTTTGAAGACAGAAGAAGAAGACTATGTTATTGCTGCAGATACTGACTCCATTTATCTTAATATGGGTCCTTTGGTTGAAACTGTATACAAGGGAAGAGAGAAAACTACTGAAGGCGTTGTCACGTTCCTTGATAAGGTCTGTAAAGTGGAACTTGAAAACTATATTGAAGGTTGCTACCAAGAACTGGCTACGTATGTAAATGCATATGACCAGAAGATGCAGATGAAACGTGAGAACATTGCAGAACGTGGAATCTGGACTGCCAAGAAGCGTTACATTTTGAATGTCTGGGATAGTGAAGGTGTCCGTTATGAAGAACCCAAACTCAAGATGATGGGTATTGAGGCAGTCAAGTCTTCTACACCTGCCCCTTGCCGCAAAATGATTAAGGATGGACTTAAGTTGATGATGAGTGGAACAGAAGAAGATGTAATCAACTTTATTGATAAATGTAGAACTGAGTTTAAATCCCTTCCTCCAGAACAAATTGCTTTTCCACGAACTGCTTCTGATGTTCGTAAGTATCAATCTTCATCGGACATTTATATAAAAGGAACTCCAATTCATATTCGTGGAGCACTTCTCTTCAATCATTATATCAAACAGAAAAAACTAACCAATAAGTATTCTCTAATTGGTAATGGTGAAAAGATTAAATTTGTCTACTTGAAAAAACCAAATACTATACAAGAGAATATTATCTCTTTTATTCAAGATTTCCCTAAGGAACTTAATCTTGACAAATACATTGATTATGACTTACAATTTGAAAAAAGTTTTGTAGATCCCCTTAAATCTATCCTTGATTCAATTGGGTGGAACGTAGAAAAAACTGTAAACCTTGAACTCTTTTTTGCATAATGGACTTGCCAATTAATGACAATGAACTAAACACTATTATTAGTGCCATGACAATGGGTGGAGATTCTGCACTTTATCAAAAACTTAAACTTGTAAAAGAACTTAGAGAACAGGGTTTACCCTATAAAAAAATACTTCGTGAACAATACGGGATGGTTGCCTAATGGATTTTCTTAAAGATATTGTAAAAGAAATCGGTGATGACTTTACTAAGTTAGCATCCGATATTGATGAGACTGAGACTTATGTTGACACGGGTTCGTACATTTTTAATGCACTGGTTTCAGGTAGCATATTTGGTGGTGTATCTGGGAATAAGATTACTGCTATTGCTGGAGAGTCTTCTACTGGAAAAACTTTCTTTGCTCTCGCTGTGGTTAAGAATTTCCTTGATAATAATCCCGATGGTTATTGTCTCTATTTTGATACTGAAGCCGCTATTACCAAATCACTTGTAGAATCCCGTGGAATTGATACTTCTCGTCTTGTGGTTGTCAATGTTGTTACTGTTGAAGAGTTTAGAGGAAAGGCACTCAAAGCGATAGATATATATCTTAAGAAGTCATTAGAAGAACGCAAACCCTGTATTTTTGTACTAGACTCTCTGGGTATGCTTTCCACTGAGAAAGAAATCACTGACGCACTAAACGACAAACAAGTTCGTGACATGACCAAATCTCAACTGGTCAAAGGTGCGTTCCGAATGCTCACACTCAAACTAGGTCAAGCAAATGTCCCGCTCATTGTCACAAATCATACATACGATGTCATCGGAGCTTATGTACCAACGAAAGAAATGGGGGGAGGTTCTGGACTCAAATACGCAGCAAGTACGATCATTTATCTCAGCAAAAAGAAAGAAAAGGATGGAACGGAAGTGGTCGGAAATATTATCAAAGCTAAGACTGCTAAATCGCGTTTGAGTAAGGAGAACAAAGATGTTGAGATCCGTTTGTATTATGATGAGCGCGGCCTTGATCGTTACTATGGTCTTTTGGAACTTGGTGAGATTGGTGGACTCTGGAAGAATGTAGCAGGACGATATGAGATTAATGGTAAGAAAATTTACGGTAAGGAGATTCTAAAAAACCCAGATCAATATTTTACGGAAGAAGTAATGCAGCAACTTGATGCTGCCGCGAAAAAAGAATTCTCTTATGGAACGAATTGAGACAACTATTCTCAGAAATTTAGTATTTAATGAAGATTACTCTAGAAAAGTTATTCCGTTTATTCAACCAACTTATTTTGATAAAGTTACTGAGAAGATAATTTTTGAAGAGGTTGTTCAATTTATTGTTAAGTATGGTTCTGCGATTACCTTAGAAGCACTTGGTATTGAATTAGAAAATCGCACAGATCTTACAGAGACTGAAGTTAAAGAAATCAGAGAAATTAGTAATTCTCTCAATGATGCTCCTGTAGATCAACAGTGGTTACTTGATACAACTGAAAAGTGGTGTCGTGATCGTGCTATCTATCTTGCTCTTATGGAATCAATCCATATTGCAGATGGTAATGATGAGAAAAAAACTAGAGATGCTATTCCAAATATTCTATCGGATGCATTAGCAGTATCTTTTGATAACAACATTGGTCATGATTATCTACAAAATTATGAAGAACGATTTGAGTTTTATCACAGAAAGGAAGACAAAATCGAATTCGATTTGGAGTACTTCAACAAAATCACAAAAGGTGGTTTACCTAATAAGACTCTCAATGTCGCTTTGGCTGGTACAGGTGTCGGAAAAAGTCTCTTTATGTGCCATGTTGCTGCTTCCGTCTTATTGCAAGGCAGGAACGTTTTGTACATCACTCTTGAAATGGCGGAGGAACGAATTGCTGAACGAATTGATGCCAACCTTCTTAATGTCCCGATTCAAGAATTAGTTAATTTACCAAAACAAATTTTTGAAAACAAAATTAATACCCTTGTAAACAAAACAAAGGGACATCTTATAATTAAAGAATATCCAACTGCATCTGCCCATAGTGGACACTTTAAGTCATTGCTTAATGAACTTGCACTTAAGAAGTCATTTAGACCTGATATTATTTTCATTGACTACCTTAATATTTGTGCTTCCAGCAGGTATAGGGCAAACTTGTCTGTCAATTCTTATTCTTATATCAAAGCAATTGCTGAAGAACTTAGGGGACTCGCCGTCGAGTTTAATGTCCCAATTGTCTCCGCTACTCAGACCACCCGTTCAGGTTATGGTAATAGTGATGTTGAACTTACTGATACTAGTGAGTCCTTTGGTCTCCCTGCTACTGCTGATCTTATGTTTGCCCTTATTAGCACTGAAGAGCTTGAGCAGTTGGGACAGATTATGGTAAAGCAACTTAAGAATAGATATAATGATCCTACTGTGTTTAAAAGATTTGTCTTGGGTATTGACAGAGCAAAAATGAGGTTGTATGATTGTGAACAAAGTGCTCAGAACAATATTACCGATAGTGGTCAAGAAGAAGAATATGAGTATGAAGAAAAAAAATCTTCGCTAAAAGATAAATTTGGTGCGTTTACATTTTAATATGAAAGTAAAAAGAATCGATTCTAACATAATTGGAGATTATGTTAATATAGAATATCCAGATAGGAGGCAATTTCCTGATGATGAAACCGTTAATCGGTGGAAATCATTGGGACATTTGTATGTAAATTATACTGGACTTCTTCGGGAAGAATATAGAGGTGTTCCTGAGTGGTGTCATAACATTGTGGATGTGTTTAAAAAAAAGTATATTCAAGATGGTGATGAATGGTTATTTATTAAAGACACTTCCTTGTCTCTTTATTGTATGCCTCCAGGAACAATAATGCCCGAGCATCAAGATAATTATCCTAAGTTTAGAGAAATTTACAATGAACCAGATGTAAATAAAATTTGTAGGATTTTAATTTTCCTTGATGATTGGAAAAGCGGACATTATTTTGAATTGGATGGAGAACCATATGTAAAATGGTCAAAGGGAGATTATTTGTGGTGGAGAGGAAACACACCACACATGGCGGCAAATCTAGGTAATGAAAATAGATATACTATGCAGATAACCGCAACATTATGAAAAGAAGAGCAGTTATAGATGATGTTGTAGAGCAGTATACAAAGTATTGCTCATCATTTTCTTTTAAATTACAAAAAGGAATAAAGGGTCAAGAAATACATAAGGAGGGGTTTGTCAATTGTTATTGGGCAAAAGACTATAAGTTAGTTTACATGCACGTTGATAAATGTGGAAGCACTTCTGTAACAACAGCATTTAATTTAAATTGTTCTCAATTTATTCCTCTAGATAAATTACCAAGAGCAAAAAATCCAGATTTTTTATCTCAGTATTTTGTAGAATCAAACCATACATTTTTTGCTATAACAAGAGAACCAGGAAAAAGATGGGTATCTGGATTAAATGAGTTTATGTGTAGATATAGACCACCAGTAGAATGGGTAGTTAAGGAAATTAAGAATAAAAAATATATCTATGATGAACATACTGCACCTCAAAAAGTTTTTTTAAGATTGTGTTTTGAACATGGTGGTAATTTAAAATTAATAAAACTGGATGGAAATCTTACTGAGAATGTTAATAATTTTATAAAAGATAATATTGAAGATACGGAGCAAAGAGAAAAATATGAATCGTTTAAAATACCACATTTAAGAGACTCAAAATATTTTTATCCTAATTATACTTCAATATGCACTTACTTATACGAGAACTTTGTATTTGATTGTGAAGAATTCAAGGAACTTTATGCGGAGGATTTTAAGTTATATGAAAGTGGGATTTGATACTGTATCTGAGTTTGAAAGATTAATCGCAAACTATTTTAATGCACCATATGCGGTTGCAACAGATTGCTGCACACATGCAATCGAATTGTGTTTGCGATACGAGAAATATGACGATATTCAAATACCAGAACAAACTTATATTTCGATCCCATTCACTGCAGAGAAGTTGGGAATAAAGTGGACATGGAAAAAGAATTATATTTGGAATGACTATTATTATCTTTGGAACACTAATATAATTGACGCGGCAGTTTTATGGGAAAAGGATTCATATCTTCCAGGAACATATATGTGTTTGAGTTTTCAATTTAGAAAACATTTAAATCTTGGTAGAGGTGGAATGATATTATTGGATAATTTAGAGGCATACAATTGCCTTAAAAAGATGGTTTATGATGGTAGAACTAATGATAAACCTTGGGGTGAACAAGACATAGATATGATAGGGTATCACTATTATATGACTCCAGAAACAGCATCTCTAGGAATTGAAAAATTTAAAGAAGTTGCTTTTAAAGAACCAAAAAGATATCAATATCTTGACTATCCGTTTTTGCCAGATATGCGAGTATTTAAAAAATGAATTTAGATAATAAACTAAAAGGATTACCACCAATTTTTTATTTAAACCTAGACCATCGACTTGATAGAAAGGAACATATTGAAGGTCAGTTCAAAAAATGGGGAATTACAGACTTCACACGAGTTTCTGCATCTAGATTCTCTACGGCAAAAATTGATGAGTGGGCACATAAACTTGATTTGATGCTTCTTGCACCGTCGGATGCTTCAATTGTTATGAATGAGTTCACTACTTTGATTGAGTGGTATCAATCTGGAATCTCAGAAGTTTGCATGATTGTTCAAGATGACCTTTGTTTAGACCTTGTTGAATATTGGCCGTTTGATTGGCAAACTGTGATGAAGAGACTTCCTTATAACTGGGACATTGTTCAGTTTTATCATTGTCATGACCATGTATTAAAGATGCATTTAAACCCAAGAGAATGGCATTGCTCTTCTGCTGCTTGTTTTATTGTTAATAGACTTTTTGTTGAAAAATTAATTAAAATACATTTACAACCAGATGGAAGTTTTAAACTTAATAATAGTCTTAGAGATTTAAAAGTTCCTAGAGAGTCATATAGTAGCGATGATTTTTTAATTTATCAGGTAGGAAAATCTTATACATTACCTCTTGTTTGTTTAGACCCTAAACTTGCTGTTGCCCCCGATAATAAGATTGAAAATATTGAAGAGGATGAAGAATATGATCCAATTATTAGTGCATATCACAACAAGATATATGACATTCTTGCAACATCATGTATTAAAAAATGGTGGGAAAATAATAGTCAAAAATATACTGCGGATGATATTCTGAGTTATGGTGGTGCTGTTCATGAGATGATGCAGGTGCAACTACCACAATATGATAGGAAGGTGCTACCAAAATGATTGAAGAATTAGAACTTAATTGTAAAACTAATTTTAGTAAAGTTAGTGATATTCCGAAGATAATTTATCTTAATGATGAGAGTGATGTTGAGAAAAGGGATTATATGGAATCTCAATTCTCTGGATGGGAAATTGTAAATTATTCCAGATATCAAAAAAAATACAAAGCAGAAAATTATGATGATTGGAAGAATTTAATTTTAGATAAAGATCTTGTTCAGTCACCAGAAGAACTAGCATTAACTCTCAATGTCTTGCAGTCAATTATTGATTGGTATGATTCTGATGATTCTGAAGTTTGTATTTTTATGGAAGATTATGTAAAATTTGATATTATTAATGATTGGTTTTTTGATTGGAACTTTTTAATTGAACACCTTCCATACAATTGGGATTGTATTCAACTGTTTAGTTCTGCAGAAAGAAGAATTAAAATGCATTTACATCCTTGGGAAAGGGATAGTGGGTCTTGTCATTGCTATATGATAACTAGATACTTTGCTAAAAGAATCAAGCACTATCATTATAGAAATGGTAAGTTTATATTACATTATTCCACTCCTGATAAATCTATTCCAGATTTTGAATTTGGAAGTTTACATAACTTCTTTTATGACCTTGGAATAACTTATACTCTTCCAATATTTAATTTAAACAATAAATTTATTGAGGGTGAAACTGTCAACGAAGTTATGGATAAATTGTCCTCAGAAGCAATAGAATATTGGTGGTCAATTAGAAGTAAGTCATATTCTAATTTTGAATTTTTTCATTACAATAAAGAAGATGAATGGAAAATGGAAGTTATGTTTGATATATCAACAAAAAGACCGTATGTATTCAAAGATAGAACAGAAGGTTTATTAATATGGATTTGAGTGAAAAACTAGTTGATATGCCAAAGGTCTATTTTTTTAACTTAGATAATAGAGAAGATAGAAAAAAATGGATGGTGAAGCAATTTGACAAATATAATATTGAGTATGAAAGAGTTTCTGGAACAAAATATCTTGCTTCTCAAAATTCTACTTGGAAGCATTTAATTGTAGATATTGATGAATATAAGTTATTAGTTCCAATTGCTGCTAATGCAATAACCCATTTAGACTTTTTAAAAAATTGGTATAATACAACTCAAGACGAATATGTTATTTTGATGGAGGATGATTATGATCTAGGTTTAATTAGATATTGGCATTTTAATTGGAATGAGATGATTGAAAGATTACCTTATGATTGGGATTGTATTTTAATGGGATTTGAAAATCCCGTTGAAGTTAGATTTCATTTACATCCAATTGAAGCAGCCCATGATTTTGGACCTGTTCTTTTAAATAGAAATTTTGTTGAGAAGTTACTAGACATTCATTGTGTTGGTGATGCATATAAGTTAGTCAATACGGTCTCAAATGAAGCATGGAATAGGCAGTCCGACGTATCTGGATCTGGCACTGTAGATTATTTTATGGTTCATTCTGGCAGAACGTATTGTTTACCACTAATAAGTATCAATCCAAACTTTGGAAGTTTTGAGAATAATAGTATTATCCAAAGATTTTATAGAAGTGAAGGTGATATAATTGCAAGAAATACTTATTATTTTTGGTGGCAACATGAGCGTGATAATTATTCATTAGATGATTTTTTTACTTTTGGATCCAAAACTCATGAAAAAATGAAATTAAAACCAGATAGATTTAGAACATATGACATAACAAATAAGGCATATCAGTTATATGGTCAAATGTATTTGGATTATTTCCTCAAATAACAGAGATAAATATTTTTAATAGAATAATGAAGTGTTGTTCAAATTATTATGGATTTAAAGAATAAGTTAAAAGGTATACCAAAAATATATTACTTTAATTACTTAGAGAATCGTCATTTAGACGAACATATGGATCGCAATCTAAGTAATTTGAGAGTTGAGAATTATGAAAGAGTTCCTATTCAGTATGATAGGGTTAATGTAACTGATTGGAAACATCTTTTATTAAATCCTAAAGAATATAAACTACCCATATCTACGGCAGCATATGCAATAACTGTATTGGAGTTTTTAAAAAACTGGTATAATAATACTGAAGAAGATACTCTGATAATATCCAAAGATACAATAGATTTTGGATTAGAACTTTACTGGAAGTTTGATTGGGAATATTTAATGAGTAGACTTCCCTATGATTGGGATTCTTTGCTGCTTGGATTTGAGAATATTAATTATATCCCATTTTACCTGCATCCAATTATGCCAGCACATACCTTTGGTATATCAATGTTAAACCGTAGGTATGTTAAAAAATTAATAAGACTTCATTGTATAGAAGAAAAGTATAGTCTTACAAATTATATTGCAAATAAAAATTATGGATCTCATTCTGGAACAGTTGATTACTTTTTAGGTCATTGTGGAAAGACATACTGTTTACCAATGCTTCCAAATCATACTGACTTTTTTGATAAAACAACAAAGAGATATACAATTATAAAAGCGTGTAGATTGGCGTATTATGATTGGTGGAGAAACGATAGCAAGAGACATAATTTTGAAGAAATATTTACTTATGGAAAACAGAACGATATAGGAATGCTCAAAAAAACATATAAGTATTTTTGATTATGATTGATCCGTTAAAAAAATTAGATAACTTTCCACATATTTACTATGTAAATTTGGACAATAGAACTGATCGTAAACAATATATGGAAGACCAGTTTGATTATTGGAGATTGAACTTTACAAGGATATCCGCATCCAAGTTTTTAGCTTCTGAATTGGATCAATGGGGTTCACATTATGTTGTTGGTAAGGTAACTGGTATTCCAGCGTATGCTCTTGGCAATGCAATTACTCATCTTGAGTTTATGAAAAAATGGATAAACACCAGAGATGATGATTATCTGTTATTAATGGAAGATGATTATGATTTAAATTTGTTGGAGTATTGGAATTTTAATTGGAATTATTTGATGAGTAGACTTCCTTATGATTGGGATTGTATACAACTTGGATTTGAATCTGAAGAATTTATTCCTTTCTTTTTACACCCAAAATTGAGGCATAGTTACTTTGGTCCAGTAATGATGACAAGAGACTATGTTGAAAAAATATTAGATCTGCATTGTTATGGTGAAAAATATAGATTCGATAAAACAATCGCACTTAACAAATTTAATAAAAGTTCTACAACTGTGGATTACTTTATTGGACATACGGGTAGAACTTATTCAATACCATTGATAACCACAAATATAATTTCAACAAGCACAGAGTTTGGAATAGAAATTAATAGAATACATCACAAAAAATCTAGATGTGCATATTATTATTGGTGGATGAAGGAGCATTTAAAATTTACTTTAGACGACTTCTTCACTTATGGAAAAGAAAATGATCACAAAATGGTTTTAACTACGAGTTAATTATGTACGCAAAAAATGAATGGGATAAACTAAAAAAAGTTATTGTTGGTGTCGCGGACCATGCAACGATTCCACCAATGGATAAGAGTCTAAGAACAATTAATTATGCGGGAATTCAAGATGTCTCGGATGTAAAATCTGGTTTATATCCCCAACAAGTTATTGATGAAGCAAATGAGGATCTTGATACCTTCTGTAATTTTTTACAAGGAGAAGGTGTGGAAGTTTTAAGACCTAAAAGAGAACTGACAAAGTATTATAATTATTGTCCAAGAGATTCTGTATTTGTTCATGGTGAATTGTCTTTGGCGACTCCGCAACCATTAAGGGCAAGACGGGGCAACTGGAGATCATTTGCTCATCATATACCAGACACTATAGAAGTTCCTTGTTCTTATCATGAGGATTTGTATGATGAATCTTGTATTGGTGATCCAGATATTTTAGCTCTAACTGAATTGACTCCAGCATTTGATGCTGCTAATGCTATAAGAGCAAACGAAGAGGTTTTATATTTGGTATCAAACAGTGGTAATGTTGCAGGTGCAACGATACTTCAAAATTATCTAGGGTCTTCGGCAACAGTGAGAATTGTAAAAGACATTTATACTTTTGTTCATATTGATACTACGATTGCATTTTTAAGAGAAGGTTTGTTGATGGTAAATCCAACAAGAGTGAAGGATAAAGAGATGCTCCCATATCCATTCAATACTTGGGATATTATTAATGCACCAGATCCAGTGGACATTGGTTATTATCCAGGTTATAATAATGCTTCAGAGTGGTGTAACATGAATTTGTTCAGTGTTTCTCCAAATCTAGTTGCCCTTGAAGAACATCAACATCCAACTAGAAAAATTTTAGAAACATATGGCATTGAATGTGCAATGCTTCCAATGAGGCATCAAAGAACTCTTAGTGGTGGATTTCACTGTGTAACTTTAGATTTAAAAAGAGAAGCATGAACATTGGATTTATTGGACTTGGTAAATTGGGTCTCCCATGTGCGTCAGAGATTGCTGCTAAAAATCATAATGTTTATGGGTATGATGTTGAAGTAAGAAAAAGTAATACCTTTACAATTTGCTCTACAATAGAAGAAGTTGTAAAAAAGAGTAGGATTATTTTCATTGCTGTTCCAACTCCCCATGATCCAGACTATGATGGAAGTTCTCCATCTATGCATTTAGAACCAAAAGATTTTGATTATTCGATTGTCAAAGATTGCCTTACACAAGTAAATTCGGTAGCAAACGGTCAATTAGTTGTTTTGATTTCTACTGTTCTTCCTGGTACAACACGAGAACAGTTTAAACCCCTAATGACAAATGCAAGATTTGTCTATAATCCATATCTAATTGCTATGGGCACAGTTGGATGGGATATGGTCAATCCCGAAATGGTTATGATTGGAACAGAAGATGGTACAACAACTGGTGATGCAAATGAATTGATCAACTTCTACAAAACCATCATGGAAAACTCACCAAAGTATTTTGTTGGGACTTGGGATGAGTGTGAGTGTATAAAGGTTTTTTATAATACTTTTATTAGCACTAAGATTGGATTTGTGAATATGATTCAAGATGTTGCAATGCGTCAGGGCAATATCAATGTAGATGTAGTTACAAACGCTCTTTGCTCTGCTAACACCCGAATTATTAATTCATCTTACATGACTGCTGGTATGGGTGACGGGGGTGCTTGTCATCCAAGAGATAATATTGCACTCAGGTATTTGTCTAAAAAATTAGATCTTGGTTATGATATTTTTGAATCTGTTATGGGATCCAGAGAAGGTCAAGCTAAGAATCTAGCAAAATATTTGGTAGAATTATCTGAGAAGAATAATCTACCAATTATTATTCATGGTAAGTCATACAAACCAAGAGTGTCTCATCTTGATGGAAGTTACAGTTTATTGGTGGGGTATTATTGTTTGGAGTATGGTAGGACTGTAACTTATGTGGATAGTTGCACTGGAGATAATTATCAACCAGAATCTCCAGCAGTATTTTTGTTAGCACATAGCGCAACGACTACTTATAAGTATTGGGATGCTCCAGAAAGTGATGAGTTATATTGCAGCATACCTAAGGGGAGTATTGTTGTTGATCCTTGGAGGAAATTTAAATCAGATCATTTAAAAGTTATACACTACGGAAATACAAGAAATGTTACATGCTAAAACTTTATTCAGTATAACTATTTTAAAATATTCTGTTCCAAACTGGCAGGATAAAAAAATAAAGTTACTGGATTTGATTGATAATAAATCAAATCTATTACTTGATGAGTGTCAAACTGATTATTTTAGTTCTTCTGGTAGAGCTTCTTATTTTGATGAGTGGTATTCTATTTTGGGTGAAGACATTCAGAATTGTTTAAATAGAATAAACTTACCGTTCTCTTCTCCTGAAGACTGGCAACTTTGGTCTCAAAAATATTATTTTGGAGAATATCATTCAGTACATACCCATGGGTTGGGTAATTTATCTGCAGTTTTATATGTTGAATTTGATCCAGATGAACATGTTTCAACACGATTTTATTCTCCGTTTGCCGATCCTTTTTTTGGTAGTCTTGAAAGTCAAACATTGACAGATATTCAGGAAGGTGATATTATATTCTTTCCTGCCATGTTAATGCATGAATCGCCACCCCAAAAATCTGAAAAGGTCAGAACAGTTATGTCTTTTAATATTCCAATAAAATAACCTAATGACAATTACAATTTCAAAAAAAGAAAACACTGATGGTTCTCTTGAATTTACTATGACCGAAAATAAAGTTATTGATAGTAATAAGTATATTGATTTTGTTCGCCAAACTACCAGTCCTGCTAGTAGCGAACTATCTAATCTTTTGTCTCGTCTTACAGAACTTGAGGCATCAACAGATGCAGATGTTCCTCGTCTTTTGACCGCTGCTTTGGGTATGACTGCTGAAGCAGGTGAATTTACTGAGGTTGTTAAAAAAATCTTCCTTCAAGGCAAATCATATAATGATGAAAATGCATTTCACCTAAAGAGAGAACTTGGTGATATTTGTTGGTATATTGCTCAAGCATGTATGGCACTGGGAACCAACTTTGAGGAAATTCTTCAAATGAACTATGAAAAATTGAGTGCTCGTTATCCTGAAGGTGCATTTGATGTATATCGTTCAGAAAATAGAGTAAAAGGAGATCTATGATAACTAAGAGTATTTGTATTCTTGGTGGTGGGACGGCAGGGTTTATGTGCGCTGCAGTCCTTTCTCAGTATGTTAAAAACAATAATGTTGATTTAAAAATTAAGTGTGTTTATTCTTCTAAAATTGGAATTATAGGAGTAGGAGAATCGACGCAACTTGCAATTAATGGCATCTTTCAATTTTTAAGACTATCTGATAAAAATTGGATGCCAAAATGTAATGCAACATATAAAACAAATGTTAGATTTGAAAATTGGGCAGAAGAACCTTACTACTATCCTTTTGGTGATATGACAGGTGAAGATGTATCTCAATTTTTGGTTATGATGGATTTGTTTCCAGAGGAAATTAAAAAAACTCAGTTTGCTAGACATGTTAGAGGAAGTTCTAGGTTTGCTGAGTTGAATAGATTGAGTGATGAAGGTTGGGATTTTAATGAACTTACTTCGTATCATTTTGATACTCATAAATTATCATCTCTTCTTTATGACATTGGTGTAAAAAATGGAGTTGAATATATTGATGATATCTACTTAGATTCATCTTTAAACAAAGATGGTGGGATTGATTTTATCACTTGCGAAGAAACAGGAAATCATGCTGCTGATTTGTTTATTGATTGTACTGGTTTTAAATCACTTCTTCTCGGACAAAAACTCAATGTCGAATATATTTCATATGCAGATACTTTAATTAATGATAGAGTAATTAGTGCTAAAATTCCTTATGAAAATAAAGAAGAGCAGCTAAAAAGTTACACTAATAATGTTGCAATGGAAAATGGATGGTGTTGGGAGATTCCATTATGGGATGGATTATCTGTTGGATATGTTCATAGCACCAAGTTTTCTACAGAAGAAGAAATATATAAAGAATTTGTAGATAGATATTCTGTAGAACCAAATGCACCAATTTATTTTAAGACAGGAAGATATAAAAATTCTTGGGTTAAAAACGTTGTTGCTGTTGGTCTTTCTTGGGGATTTATTGAACCATTAGAAGCAACTGGTCTTGCTTCAGTAGTTAATAATATTTTTAGATTGTTAGAAACATTATCAACAAATTTAGCAATTAATTCATTTGATAAACATGCTTATAATCGTGCGTGTAATTTGGAATTGGATGGTTTAAAAACTTTTATTGATATGCACTATGCAGCAGTGCATAGAGAAGATACGGAATATTGGAATTATGTTACTAATGTTGTTGAGTATCCATGGGATCAACGAAACTGTGGAAGATCAATTGAATTGATTATGGGGGATAGAGATTTTTCCAATAGACAGATCAATGGTGGACTTCCATTTATTTTAGTAGGATCTGGATATGGACCTAATTCTCCTGGATTTATATCTTCTTTGGGTGATAAAAAACATTATGAAAGGTTTAAGGACGCTTGGTTGTCTTATGACTCAGAAATGACTGAGGTATTTTTAAACTTCCCAACAACTTTTGAATATACCAATAAGAAGTTGTATGAGTAAATTTTTGTCCTATGAAAGTATCCATTCAAATCTGTCTTTGTTAAATGATAATTATGATAAAATTTTGGATGAATATAAATCTAATTTAAGCAAGTTAGAATTTAGAGACTTTACTGAACAACAAAATAATTATATTAAAAAGCAAAATAGAGGGTATCCTATTGGATATTCCTCTTATTTTTCTGCAAATAAAAGAGATACCTCTAAACCTGGATGGCATCTTGCCCCTCTTTTTGCAGAAAGAAATCCTATTCTTTTTAATACTTCACTGATGCCATTCTTAACAAATGTTTTGTTAGAAGTTGGATTAACTGATGCTTGTGCTATTAATGCGTTAGATCCTGGGCAATCTTTAAATTGGCACATTGATCAAGATTATATTCCAGGTGTTCAGTTACTTAGAATTATTTGGGGGTTGGATATTGACCCAAATGACCCAGAAGATGCTATAATACAAATAATGGATGAGGACGGGAAGATCGAAACAAGATCTTTTACCAACAAATCATTCTACATATTTCATCCTATGTCTAAACATAGAGTTGAAAATAAAATGAAATCTTGCAGATCAGTTCTGTGTATAGACTATATCACAGATAAAAATTATTCTGTTGGATTTTTGTAATGCCCAGTTGGCGGAATTGGTAGACGCGACAGGTTTAGGTCCTGTTATCTTTATGGTGTGTAGGTTCAAGTCCTATACTGGGTATCTAAATAAAAAAAACCATTATATAGATGGCACAAAGTAATCCTGGTAATTATACTGCAGATACAATATATCGTCTTTTAAATGAAAAAATCTCTGATGGTAAAATAAAACTTGTAAAAGACCAATTCCCTACTTTAAAAAATTCTGTAGAGTACGCCAGAATTTTAGTGAGATCTGATAATCGAGTATCAACTTTTGAACTAGTTGACGAAGTTTTAAATGATCTTAATATTCCCTTTCGTGAAGATCGAATACGTGGGTCAACATTTAAAGCAATTGTGATTGATAATTATTATAAAATTGGCAAGAAAGAAAAAGGCATTAGAATATTTTTTAAATATGCTAATGGTAGAGACTTTATAAACACTTTTATTTGGAACAGTTTACTTCAAGAAGTTTTTAAAAACCATCCAAGTTTAAAGAGAACTCCTAGAGATAGAACAGAAGTTGATGTTTTAAAAGTTCTTAATGAAAAGATCCAGGAACTTGGCAATAATATGCCAGTTACTTTACGTATTAGAAATAAGTATTATTTTAACGTTGCTGGATTTGTTGGTGGAATAGGAACCAGGAAAGCCGACTTTGTAATTGTGGATTATAGTGGAAATGAGATAGGATTTTTATCTTATAAAAAGGGAGATACTGCCACAGACTTCCAACAGTATGGTGGAATAACAGAACGTGCAGGAACTGATATAGTCAATCATTCTGAAGTTGAGGATTTTAAAGAAGTCGTTGTCGATAACTGGGACACTTATAAAAAAGATTATGCTTCTGTCTGGAGAGAGATTCAAGATAATAATTTAAAAAAACAATCTGTATTTGGTAAAGATTTTTCTAGATCATCGGGACATGATAGTGTAGACTTTTTTGTTCAGGGTAGACCAAACTTTACATTTAATGGTAAAATTGTAAGTTTACGATTTACTACTAAAACAGTTAGAAAAGGTAATCTTACCTCTCTACAAGGTGATTATGAACCAGTTCTTGGTGCTCGTGGCGGAGAAAGATCGCGTAGAATTAAGATAAAAACAAGGTCTATATATGGTGTGCGTGGCGGTATTTGGACTCGCGGATACATCACAAAACGTAGAGACAAGGAAATTTGATTTAATAAATATTTGTATATCAAAACAATTATGAAAACATACTCTCAGTTTGTAAAAGAGTCTAAGTCTCTTGCCTCTATTCATGGCAGGAGATTGGGTCTTGTGCCAGATGGGCATGGTGGTTATCATGATAAAAATACTGGAGAATTTGTCGCTAAAAACGTTGCTGGACGATTAAAGTTTTATAATCAAAATCAAATTGTTGGTGGTCAAGACCCCGCTCAAGTTAGAACAGCAGCAAATCAACGACCAGTTGCCACACAAAATCCAAGTTTTAGGAAGAAGAACACTGTCAAAATTAATCCCACAGAATCTATTGATAGGGATCAAGAACGTAAACTTAGAGAGCAGTATATTGCTGGAGAAATTTTTAGAGAAGATACATTTGTCCAGAATATAAAAACTGGAATGATTGGTAAAATTGTTCGGAGAGGAACCAATCATTTAATCTGTGTTACTGAAGATGAGCAAATGTTTAAGTCTTGGATTCGGGATGTAAAAGAATGGACTGAAGTATCTGGAGTTCCTGCAACTCAGAGAGAAGTTGGAACGGATGCCTTTAGAGAATATGTTATGAGAATGTCCAATACAAAGAAAATTAGAAATTTCATAAATAAGTATAAGGTAAAAAATAAGCAGTAACTAATTAGAGTAATGGCAAATTTACAGCATATCGTCACCGATCTTTATCAAGTTTACTTGACTGAAATGGAGGCGCAAATTAAACCTCAATTAGGAAAGAAATCAGAATCTTCCAGTGGATCTGGCGGTGATAAAAAGTCTGTTGGTGGTGGCGGGGAAGATAATATTAAAAAGCAAGCAAGACAACTTGCGTATGACACAAGATATAAAGCAAGAAGAGAAGGTATTCCTCTAGAGAGAGCATTCACCCAATCACTCCAAAACTCTAAGGCTTCTGCTCCTGTTAAGGATGCTGCAAAAGCAATGCTTTTTAGTGGCGGTGTAAGGGAAGAAATTGATATTGATGAATCAGAAGGTAAGGAAAAAGTTTTAGTAACTCCAGTAAAAGGATATGGAAAACCATATCGTAGATATGTAACTAGAGCTAAAAAACACCAGTTAAGATCGAATCCTCAGATTCAATCTGTAACTCCAACTTCATATGGAACTCCTTATGAAGGTGAGCGCACACAAGGAAAGCAAACCTCCGCTGCACTACAGTCCAAACCTAAAAATAAAAAGTCTGGTTCAAAACCAGATTTTCTTGATTTGGATAAAGATGGCAACAAAAAAGAACCAATGAAGAAGGCTTTAAAAGATAAAAAGAAAGTTGAAGAAGCAAATGATGGTAATCTTGCAAACAACTATCCTCCATATGATAAAGTAACCAGAGGAGATGTAATTGCTGGTGCAACTGGTAAAGACCAGATGGGTGGTAAGAAAAAGAAAAAAGGAATTGAAGAAGGATATTCTGATTGGAGAGAAGATCTTTGTGAAGTAATTAATAACTCCACTAATAAGGACGTTAAAAAAATTACAGAGAAAAGTGTAAGTAATACAATTGTCATTAATCCAGATCTTAAAGAAGAGGTTATTCTGGAAGCAGTTGATGTTGCATCGGAGTATTTTTATCAAGAAGGTTTAAATTCTACTGGAGTAGATATTTTAATTGAAGAACTTGGTATTGAAGATTTTGTTCAATTTGTATTTGAATTAACCGAAGAGTATAATTTAACTGAAGCAAGAGCAGGTGGAGCAAGGGTAGAACCAAAAACAAAAGCGGGCAAATCTGTAGGTTCTCTTAAAGGTGGTGCAAAAACTGCTGCTATTTCTAGACTTCGCAAAGAAAAGCAGGCAAGAAGAGATGCTGAATCAAAAACATCTGCTTCAAAACCATCTGGAATGACAGCAGCACTTAAAAGACAATCTGCCGTTGCAAATGCTAAAAAGCAGCAACCTGCTAAGAAACCATTAAAAGATAGAATTGCAAAGGGTGTTCTTGGTGCTGTTAAAGCATACCAGCAAGGCATGGAGCGTCATAGAGCAGCAACTGCAACTGCTGGTAAGGTAGTGAAGGTAGCAGCAAAAGGAGCATCTGAATTTGGTAAAGGTGTTGCTTCTGGTGTAAAGGCAACTGGAAAAGTTGCAAGAGATGTTCATAAGGTTCTTAAAAATTCTTATGAAATGGATGAGGCAGTTTATGGTGGTGAAAAGAAAGAACCAGAAGACAACAGAATGGTAGTTACTGCTGCAGATAAAAAAGGAAATACCAAAGCATATCAAAATTATAAAGCAGGTCATCCCGCATATAAGGCAGCTGCACATCTACAAAATTCTTCTTTTGAACCAGAAGGTGATAGTGTTGATGAAGGTCTTGCACAAGCACGTAAAAATGTGGGTGCGAGCAAGTGTTGGCCTGGTAAAGTTGCCAAAGGAACAAAAATGAAGAATGGTCGTGAAGTTCCAAATTGTGTTGATGAAGGTCTTGCACAAGCACGTAAAAATGTGGGTGCGAGCAAGTGTTGGCCTGGTAAAGTTGCCAAAGGAACAAAAATGAAGAATGGTCGTGAAGTTCCAAATTGTGTAGATGAAAAAGCAAGAGAACCTTATGCAATTGGTACGGCAGCAGCAATGAATTCAACTGGTGATACTCCACCACTGAAAAAGTCCACTATTAAAAAAGCACATAAGATTGCTAAAAAAATTGAAGCAACAGAAGCAGTAGATCCTCAATCATCTTTATCACCAAAACAAAAAGATACTGAACAGCAGCAAACTTTGAATGCTAAAGCAAAGTTAGAAAAAATTCTAGCAACACGCAAGGGTGCATATAGAGAAGAAACTGAACTTGATGAATTGAATAGAGTTGAAAGGGAAACTGGCATTAACACTAAGACTGGTAGACCTACTCAAACTGGTGGTGCCAAAGATGACAAGGCATTTACTCATGTGAAAAGAATGATACGTGGAATGGAAGGAACTCCAGCTGGTCAACGTAAAAAAGTTCCTGGTAAGAAACCACCTGCTGCTGGTGAATTTGGCGGTCCAAGATCTCCTGCACAAAAAGTAGCAAAGCGTCGTGCTGATGCTCAGAGGGCACAGGACCTGATGCATTCTCCAAGAGACTGATTACTAAATAGGACAGGATACTCTCTTCACACGGAGGACATCATGGGCGCAGTAGTAGCAGTGGTAAAACCACTTTTGATTCAAATTGCTACACATCCAGCAGTTAAGAATCTTGTTCTCGACTTACTTAAAAAGTATGTTGATAGCACAGATAACACGATTGATAATGTTGTTTATGAGTTGGTTAAAGAAAAACTCTTTATATCACAAGTATGATTACGTGTTTTGTAACTAACTGGGGAGTTACATTTGCTCTTGGTTTTCTGTTAACTGCCTCTGAGTGGTTGGCAAAAACCAAAAAATTTAAGGAGAATGGGTTATTAGATTTGACCACAAATTTTTTAAAGACGGTCTTAAATAAGAGAGATCAAAAATAACGATCTCTCTTTTTTCTACCTCTAGGTTTTTATAAATAAATTATAGAAAATAGTTATCTTAGGCAATCAACATGGCACTCTGGGGAAATAATGACGCTAAGTTTTCAGGGGGAACAGTCTCTCTGAATTACGCTACTCGTGTTGTTACTGGTTCGGGAACTACATTTGGTCAAGTTGGTGCTGCTGCCACTGGGGATGTAATTAGATTTGGTAGTAGAACTGATAGCACTTATGTTGGCGATGCTGTAATTCTTTCAATTACTAATGGTACTACATTATCAATTGCATCAACTGCTGGTTTAAGTGGTGCAGCAATCTCTGGATTGGCATTTGATATTAGTGAACTGCCAAAATATACCGTTATTGATAGCAATTATACTCAATATAATGTTCAGAGTAACTCTGCAGAGACTACAGTTGTTGTTCAAACAAGCGTTGCCGCTACTGCTGCTGTTGGTGTAGCAACTGTTGCAATCGCATCAACTTCTGGAATTATCGCTGGAAATACTTTTGTAAGTGGTAGTGTTTCAAAAGTAATTGTTTCAATTGCTTCTACAACAGTCTCCTTCGGTTCAACCATTGCAAGTTCTCTTGCTTCTGGTGCTGCTGTAAATATCACCAGATCAAGTGGCACTTATGGCAAGAGTGTTTATGGTGTTGCCGCTGGTGGAATGCAAGGATCTGCAGCAACTGCTTATGAATTAACTCATGCTGGATGGGTTGGTGTTACCACCTATGTTGATCAGCACGGCAATCTTAGAGTTAAAAAAGAAACTTTAGTTGCAATGTCTGGTATTACAACTGGTAATACTCCAATCTATGATGGCAATCCACTTGCATGATAGATAGATAAAATATGAATTTTACTGAGTTGAATGAAGATAATTTTTTATTATTTGCTATAAAGAATTATGAGAACCCTCAAGCGGTCACAAAAGATGATTTTGATAAGGACCTAAATCATTTTAAGTATATCAAAAGATTGCTTAAGAGATATAGAAATAATGGTCAATTAAAAACTCATCTTTTAATTAATCATTTTATAATTCTTTATAATATTTTTGGAGAAGCAGCTACACCAATGCTGTTTTATAAGATAGAAAGGGATTTATGGGATGTAATGAAGACATTCATTATATTTTTAAATCGACTCCCAGAATATCCTAAAACTTATATTCACGATATTCCTGTTGACATTCATTGTTTAGCAGAACTACGGAAGGTTTATAAAGATGAGTCCACTTGATAAGGTTATTCAAATCATCCGAGAGAATATGGTTGCTAATGCACCAGGAACGAGTGGTGGGTATACATCAAAGGGAGACCCTACAACGGTCGCTGGATATGATCCTGTGATGGATGGAAGATCCAAAGTTATGAGAAGATTGCCAAAAGAGTATAGTAAATTTTTAAGGAAAACTAAGAAGGGGTAACATGTTCTCTCCAGATTCAAAAATAGCGGTGCTTGAATCTAAACTCGGAATTTATGAGGATTTGTCTCGTGAAATGTTGGCTAAATTAGAAACGGCAGTCGATAAGATTTCCGAAGGCAATTCTCGCATTGCGACAATCCTTGCAAAGCACGACGAAAGAATTGAGCAAAGCATGAAGAATGATGACCTTCTCATCAAAATGATTGATGAGATGAAGGAAGATAATGATAGAGAGCATCAAGAAATAGAGAAGAAGTTTGAAAAAATAGAATTAAAGTTAGAAGAAATATCCAAATTTAGATGGCAAGCAGGAGGTGTGCTTGCAGTCTTTGTTTTAGGTCTTACGATATTCAACGGGTTCATACCAAAACCACCAGCAGCACAACCAGTTGCAGTAGAGCGCACAAAATAAATAATCATGGTCTTGTTAGAACCATGATTAAAAAACAACACAAGAACCTTGACTCAGTTTACTGTCTTCAAGAATTAACAAACACCGTTATTAAATGGACTAGTGTTATCAGCGTCTGTTTAATGGATTTGGAGGTTGACAGTAGGTTCTGGGGATGGTAGTATTGGACCACTGAAATTAGTTGTTATGGATTATGTTGACGTTAGGTTTATTAACCTAATAGCTCCTCGTCTTCAAAAATTTAAGTTTGTAAAAAAAGACCTGTATAATTTTAGATGCCCAATCTGTGGAGATTCTCAAAAGAATAAAACTAAAGCGCGTGGATATATCTACAACGTAAAAAATAATGCAAATTATAAGTGTCATAATTGTGGCGTAAGTTTATCATTTAATGCATTCCTAAAAAAAGTTGATTCTGAACTTCATAAAAAATATATTTTAGAGAAGTTCAAAGAAGGTCATACTGGGAAAAATTTTACAGCAGAAGAACCAAAGTTTGAGTTTGATAAACCAGTCTTCAAGAAAAAACTCAATCTACCCAAAGCATCAGAAAATCAAGTAGCAAAAAATTATTTGGAAAGGAGGCAACTTGATCCTGAAAAGTTTTATTTTGCTGACAAATTTAAAGAATGGACAAACACTCAAAAAGTTACATTTGACACTATCGGTAGGGATGAGAGTCGCATTATTATACCAATGTATGATACTGACAGTAACTTGATTGGTTTTCAGGGAAGAGCACTCGGTCCTAACCCTGTTAAATATATTACTGTAATGCTTAGTGAGGATGCCCCAAAAATTTATGGACTCAATCAAATACAAAAAGATAAAACTGTCTACGTCACAGAAGGTCCGTTCGATTCCACTTTCATTCCAAACTCGATTGCTCTTTGTGGAGCTGACGGTGATCTTGGTAAGTGGGGGATTAGCAATCCTGTTTGGATCTATGATAACGAACCACGTAATGCCGAAATCGTCTCCCGCATTGCCCGTACTATTGATCGAGGAGAAAGAATCGTCATCTGGCCCTCTAGTGTAAAAGAGAAGGATATTAATGATATGGTTTTATCTGGACTTGATGTTAAGTCCATGATAGAATTAAATACTTATTCTGGATTAGAAGCAAAACTTAAATTTACTACTTGGAAGAAAATATGAGCAACGGAATTAAGGTAACTAAGAGAAGTGGTAAGGTTGAACCAATTAACCTAGACAAGATGCATGTGATGGTGGATCTTGCATGTAAAGATCTTGCAGGAGTATCCGCATCTCAAGTTGAAATTCAATCTGGAATACAATTTTATGATGGCATAACAACATCTCAAATTCAAGAGATTCTCATTCGTTCCGCTTCTGACTTGATTGATCTTGATCATCCAAATTATCAGTATGTGGCGGCAAGACTGCTTTTGTTTGCTGTCCGCAAGTCGATTTATGGAAAATTGCATGATATTCCCACTTTAACCGAACATATTGACACATGCGTTAACAAAGGTGTCTATGATGAAGATATTCTTTCTAGATATACTAAAGAGGAATTTGCAAAAGCTAATAGTTTTATTGATCATACTCGTGACTTCTTGTTCACTTATGCTGGTTTACGTCAAGTCGTTGACAAGTACCTTGTGCAGGACAGAAGCAGTGGTGGAGTATATGAAACGCCACAGTTTATGTACATGATGATTGCCCTGACTATCTTTGCAGAGTATCCAAAAGAAACAAAAATGTCATATGTCAGGAGGTACTATGACGCAATCTCCAAACACAAAATCAACATTCCAACCCCCATTATGGCAGGAGTGCGAACTCCGCTTAGACAATTTGCTAGCTGTGTCCTTGTTGACGTTGATGACACCCTCGATAGTATCTTTAGCAGTGATATGGCTATTGGCAGATACGTTGCACAAAGGGCGGGCATCGGTATCAACGCAGGTCGCATCCGTGCTCTCAACAGCAAAATACGAGGGGGCGAAGTGGCTCACACTGGAGTTATACCGTTTCTCAAAAAGTTTGAAGCAACTGTCCGTTGCTGTACGCAAAATGGTATACGAGGAGGAAGCGCGACAGTCCACTTCCCAATCTGGCACAGGGAAATCGAAGACATCTTAGTGTTAAAAAATAACAAGGGAACTGAAGATAATCGAGTTCGTAAGTTAGACTACAGTATCCAAATCTCTAAAATCTTCTATGAACGATTCATCCAAGACGGAGAAATTACACTCTTCTCTCCACACGACGTTCCTGGTTTGTATGATGCTTTTGGCACTGATCGATTTGACGAGTTGTATGTATCTTATGAACGAGATCAGTCTGTTCCAAGAAAAACTATTGGAGCTCAAGAACTCATTTTGGACCTCTTAAAGGAACGTGCTGAGACTGGTCGTATTTACATTATGAATATTGACCACTGCAATTCTCATTCATCTTTTAAAGATAAGGTGAATATGAGTAACCTGTGTCAAGAGATTACCTTGCCCACAGATCCTCTTGAACACATTGATGGTGAAGGTGAAATTGCATTGTGCATTCTTTCTGCAATTAACGTTGGTAAAGTAAAGTCTGATGAGGAACTTGAAGAACTTTGTGACTTGTCTGTTCGCGGACTTGAGGAGTTGATTGATTATCAAAAATACCCCGTAAAGGCGGCAGAAATCGCCACCAAGGCGCGTCGGTCTCTTGGTGTGGGGTTTATTGGTCTTGCTCACTATTTGGCAAAACTTGGGTATAGTTATGAATCTCAAGATGCCTGGGATGCTGTTCATGGATTATCTGAGTCATTCCAGTATTACTTGCTTAAGTCATCCAATCAGATTGCAAAAGAGAAGGGTTCTTGTACATATTTTAATAGAACAAAATATGCAGACGGCATTCTTCCCATTGATACATACAAGAAGGACGTAGACGAAATCTCTTCTATTGGATTACATCATGATTGGGAAGAACTTAGAGCATCCATCCTGGCTCACGGTCTCAGGAACTCAACATTGTCCGCACAGATGCCATCGGAAAGCAGTTCCGTTGTGTCAAACGCAACCAATGGAATTGAACCACCTCGCGGATACTTGTCCGTTAAGAAGTCGAAGAAAGGTCCTCTCAAGCAAATTGTTCCGCAGTATCAATCTCTTAAGAATAATTATACGTTGCTGTGGGATATGCCTAGTAATACTGGTTATATTAATATTGTTGCTGTTATGCAAAAATTCTTCGATCAAGCGATTTCTGGAAACTGGTCGTATAATCCAGAGCATTATGCCGATAATGAAGTTCCTACTTCAGTGATGGCAAATGACTTCCTAAGAACTTATAAGTATGGATGGAAGACTTCTTATTATCAAAACACTCATGATATGAAGAGTGATGAAATTGAGGATAAGATAGATAATAAGGTCAAGAATCTTCTTGACGATATTTTGGAGACTTCTGAAGAGGAAGATTGTGAGAGTTGTAAAATTTGAATTTGATAACATTTTTTAAGATTAAATAATTTTAGGGAGACAAAAGGGTATGCAATTTAATTTTCTGGAATCTAATAAACAAAAAAATATCAGAGGGATGACGGTTTTTAATACCGAACAAGTAGAGTTAAAAAAACAACCAATGTTTTTTGGTCAACCATTAGGAGTCCAGAGATACGATTCATACAAATATCCAGTCTTCGATAAATTAACTACACAACAACTTGGATACTTCTGGAGACCCGAAGAGGTGTCTCTCCAGAAGGATCGTGGAGATTATCAAACACTTCGTCCTGAGCAAAAGCATATCTATACTTCTAATTTGAAGTATCAGATTATGCTTGATTCTGTTCAGGGTCGTGGTCCTGGTATGGCATTCATTCCCTACTGCTCATTGCCTGAACTTGAAGCATGTATGGAAGTGTGGGGATTTATGGAGATGATTCATAGTCGCTCATACACTTACATCATTAAAAATGTATATTCCGACCCAAGTGAAGTATTCGATGCTATTATCACAGATGAACGTATTCTAGAACGTGCTAGGAGTGTTACCGAGTCATATGATGACTTTATCCAAGCAGCACAACAATACGGTTCTTCTCAAGATTGGTTGCATCGATTAGAGGGTGTTTATTCAGCAAAGGAATCACTCAAAGATGCTAAACGAAAACTCTACAGAGCAGTTGCCAACGTCAATATTCTTGAAGGTATTAGGTTCTACGTTAGCTTTGCTTGTTCTTTCGCATTTGGTGAGCTTAAGCTTATGGAAGGATCAGCTAAAATTATTAGTCTTATCGCAAGAGACGAAAACCAACATCTAGCGATCACCCAAAATATTCTTAATAAGTGGCGTGATGGTGATGACCCAGAAATGAAGCAGATTGCGATTGAAGAAGAAGAATGGGTTTATAAAATGTTTGAACGTGCTGTAAATGAAGAGAAGAGATGGGCAGAGTATTTGTTTAAAGATGGATCTATGATTGGATTGAATGATAAACTTCTTTGTCAATATGTCGAGTGGATTGCAAATCGTAGAATGAAGTCTATTGGACTTAAACCACTTTACGACATTTCTGCAAAGAATAATCCTCTTCCTTGGACACAACATTGGATTTCTTCAAAGGGACTACAAGTTGCCCCACAAGAAACAGAAGTTGAATCTTATGTTGTTGGTGGAATTAAACAGGATGTTAATAAAGATACGTTCAGTGGATTTAAACTTTGATACTTGGGAGGTCAAACCTCCCTTTTTTTATAAATACAAATAAATGTCTAACTCTAGGGATATGAACTTTTCACACATTACTGAAGCATATCAGTCCATTTATGAACCAATGGAACTGAATGAGGAATTTCTTTCTGAAGAATATGATGGTATCGAAGATCTAACAGAAGAAGATTTTGATGACATCGCAGAAGAAACAGTTTATGAAGTCCTAGAAGAAGGACTAGAAGTTGATGAGTTGGATGATATTTTTGAAGCAGTCATTATGGAACTTAATCCATATGCACCTGCTGGTTCAAAGGGTGCAAGAGAATATCAAAAATCAACTTCCTCTTCAAAGCGTGGTGCTGAGAGAGCAGCAGCAATGTCTGCAGCAAAGGAGAAGGTTAAATCTTCTGTCAAAGGTGTTGTTAAGAAAGTAAAAACAAGTGCATTGGCAGCAAAAGATTCTGCTCAAAAAACTGCAAAGGGTCTTAAGCAACAATCACATGTTGGTATTGCTAAGTATGCAAACAAGCATAACCTGGTAAAGGGTGCTGGTCTTAAAACTCAGTCAAGCAAGGGTAGAGGCGAACTTCGTTCTGCAGTTGCTAAGCACGTTGGATCAAGAATTAAGGACAAGATTAAATCAGCAGTCGGTAAAGTTAAGCAGAAAGCAGCATCTGCAGCAGTCTCAGGATATGCAGCAGCACGTTCTGCTAAGCAAGCAGCATCTGACGTTAAGAACAGAGCAGTTCAATCTGCTAAGAATACAGCAGCAGTTGCTAAGAGAAATGTAAAAGGTGCTGCTGGTGCTGTTAAGGCAGGTGCTAAGAGTGCTGTTGGTAAGGCAGCAAGAGCAGTTGCTTCTGGTGCTGGTAAGGTTGCATCTAAACTTGGTGAGGAATTTGATACTTATGATATTGTTCTTGAGTTTCTCTGTGTAGAAGGTTATGCAAAAACTCTAGAAGATGCAGAATGGATTATGGTAAATCAACTGACCCAAGAAGATATTGAGTCAATTCTTGAGGGATATCAGGATTTTCCTACTGCCAAAGTTTTAAAGAAGGCAGGAAATCTTATGGGATCTTCTGCAGGGAAGAATGATCCTACTAGCAAAAAGAAAGAGGCGCGTGGTATCAAGATGATGGATACCATGATGCAACACACTCCAGATCGTTGATTAAAAATGATCACCTTCAATGAATTCATGCTTCTTGCAGAAAGAAGATATGATAGAGATGAACCATTACCTGGTTCTGGTAAAACTCCAGCACAAAAAATGCAAAGAAAGCGTGATCAACACGCTGCGAGAGTTAGGTTAGGAAACCCTGCTCTTGGTAGAAGTCCCCGCAATGATCCTGAAAGAGATTCATATCGTGATAGGGCAGCAATGATGGATAGAGTCAAAGCTTCTCAAGATAGAGGTGAAGAACCAAGAGATGATGAAGGAAGAAAGAATCTAATTAAAGCAGCTCGTCGTCCTCGTGCTTCTTATGAAAGACAAGATAATCGTCCAGGTGGATTGAGAGCAAATAGAACAAAAGCAGGTGGTTACCGAGGTATCACTAGAAAATAACAACAACCCCCGTAAGGGGATCTTTTTTTATCTAAATACCAAAAAGGTAATGTCTCAATGGTTGACTATGAGAATCCTTGGATCTACAATGGAAAAGAATTTGATTCAAGTGATATTCAAGATTATTTTGGTTTTGTATATCGTATTGATTGCAGTCAGACTAGTCGCAAGTATATTGGTCGAAAGTATTTCTGGAGTTTCCGCACACCAAGAGGAAAATCTAGAAAAGTTAAGGCAGAATCTGACTGGAAGTGCTATTATGGATCGTGTCCAGAACTCAAGGAGGATGTAAAAAAGTATGGTAGGGAGAATTTTACGCGCACTATTATCTCATTACATAAAACAAAGGGCAAAACAAACTTTGAAGAGACAAGACAACTCTTCTTCAACAATGTCCTCACAGAATCGCTTGACGACGGAACCCCTGCCTACTACAATAGCAACATCCTCAGTAGATACTACCGAAAAGATTATTATGGCAGAAGCGACGACTGAAGAGATTGTTGGACATGTGTATCATTGGGCAATGGACCGAATTGAGACAATGACAAAATCTAAACCTAGCGATGAACAATTCAAAGACGCTATGGCAATTGCTGGTGAATTTGAAGAATGGATTGATTCTGAGACGTTAGGATTGGAAGACCTTGAAATTATGTCAATCGAAAGGTATTGAGTATTACAGGTAACAAAATATAAATACGTTAGTGTTTAGAGTAATATCCAATGACCCTAGATCTTCATAACTTTTTTAAATTTTATGATGAGAAGAACGCAAACCATGTTGCTGCCGTTCAGTGGTTGGAAGATAAACTTCCAGAAAAATTCCTAGATGATGCAGAGGCTGAATGGATTGGTATTTTTAGAACCAAACCACCAACACCAGAAGTTCTCGCAGTTCCATACTTCAACCAAGTAGATAACTACAGAGATGCACAAAGAACTTGCAATAGTTCGTCATGTGCAATGTGTCTTGCTTTCCTTAAGCCAGGAAGCATCAAAGGCGACGATGAGTATGTTAAGAAAGTATTTGCGATTGGCGACACGACTGACCATGCCGTACAGACGAAAGTTCTGGCAGGTTATGGAATTAAGTCACACTTTAGTTACAATCTTTCTTTTGCTGATATTGATAAAAGTCTCGATGCTGGGAAACCTGTTGTTATTGGTATCCTGCACAGGGGTTCTCTTTCTTCACCTACTGGTGGGCACATGTGTGTTGTAATTGGTAAGACTCCAGATGGTAAGGGATACTTTATTAATGATCCATATGGTTCTCTCAATGATAACTATACTGGTCCTGTGACAAATGGTAAGAAAACCATTTATACCAAAGCAGTTCTTAAGCATCGTTGGTGCCCAGGTGGCAACGATGGTTGGGGCAGAATTTTCGACTGATAGGAGAACAAACAATGGCACGTATCGATCTGCATAATTTCTTTCAGTTCTATGATGAAAGAAATCCTAACCACGTCAAAGCAGTTCAGTGGTTAGAGG